AATATTATACGGATGGCCGCTTTTGGAGCTCAAATTCGAATTTCGAATTTTAGACACAACGAGTATAAATGGGACACCAGACACCAATTGCCAGAGCAAAGGTGAGCGAGAGACACCGATTGACCAAGTCAAAATGCCTACACCTAATCGTTTTCGCATAAATGCTAAGAATTATTTTCTTACATATCCTCAGTGTTCTCTATCCAAAGAAGAAGCACTACAGCAAATCCAAAACATCCAAACCCCAGTTAATAAAAAATTCATCAAAATCTGTAGAGAGCTTCACGAAGATGGGAGCCCTCATCTCCACGTGCTTCTTCAGTTCGAGGGGAAATTCCAATGCAAAAATAACAGATTCTTCGATCTGGTCTCCCCTACCAGGTCAGCACATTTCCATCCAAACATTCAGGGAGCTAAATCCAGTTCCGACGTCAAGTCCTACATCGATAAGGATGGAGACACAATTGAATGGGGCGAATTCCAGATTGATGGACGATCTGCAAGGGGAGGACAACAATCAGCCAATGACGCTTACGCCGCAGCTCTTAACGCAGGCAGTAAGTCAGAGGCTCTCAGAATTATACGGGAGTTAGCACCAAGGGATTTTACTCTTCAATTTCATAATTTGAGTGCAAATTATGAACGCATTTTTGCTCCTCCCCCAGAAACATATGTACATCCTTTCCCTTCTTCTTCGTTTGTTTTACCTCGTGTGTTGTTGGACTGGGCCAACAATAATGTGAAGGATCCCGCTGCGCGGCCGGAGAGGCCCATGAGCTTGATATTAGAAGGCCCAAGTAGATTGGGCAAAACAGTTTGGGCTCGCTCTTTGGGACCGCATAATTACTTATGCGGTCATCTGGATCTTTCTCCTAAGGTGTACAGTAATGATGCGTGGTATAACGTCATTGATGACGTCAACCCGCATTACCTAAAGCACTTTAAGGAGCTAATAGGGGCCCAGAAGGACTGGCAATCTAACTGTAAATACGGAAAGCCAGTTCAAATTAAAGGCGGAATCCCAGCAATCGTACTCTGCAATCCAGGAGAAGGCGCTTCTTATAAGTCTTATCTTGAGAAGGCAGAGAACTTCGGTCTCTACCAGTGGACACATAAGAATGCAATATTCTACTCCATTGAAGAGAACCTGTACAGAAAGGAGTCTGTCCCCTCCACCAGCACCCCAGAAGAGGAAGTACAGGGAACCGAGGACTAGGATAACCTGGTTCGGCTGCGGGTGCACAGCCTTCATTAGCCCAGACTGCAAGTTCATCCATGGATTCACGCACAGGGGCGTTACTAAGTCTTGTACAGACTGGGAGAGCTGTCGAATTCGACAGCAATCCCATGAGTGCGGGTCGGACTGCACCATTCCACCTGCGTGTGATGTACATACACACGTCAAGCAGCGGGAAACAGATCATGAAGGTTCAGCTTCAACTGAACCACAGCCCAAGGAGGAGCATAGGGTACCAGAAGATCTTTCTCCAATTCCGGATTATTCATGGGCATCCCAATTTTGTTATTCACAGCTTGATTTCTCGCCTTAAATGGCGAATTTGTGATAACTTAGCTAGCATAGGTTTTTTAAGTTTGAGTACTTTAGTCATGGCAATCTGGCAATTGAAAAATGTAAGCTGGATACATGACATTGATGTAATAGATTGTAAGGATTCAATACAAACACTTTTATATTAATTCATATGCGAGTCATAAAAATATGCTCGAACTCTTAAAGATTGATACACAGGATTGCTAGCATGACTGCTAGCAGAGTACACAAGCATAGCATTCTCTAACTGATTCTCATACTTCGCCTCCTCCTTGTGATTGTAAATCACATGGTTGTTAAGACCCTTGAAGAAACGCCTAACCTGAGCCTGCTCCTTATGGGCATAAGGACCACCACTAACCGTAACAGAAAACGTACGCAACACCTGAAACCGATCACGAAGATCGGTACGAACCTTGGCTGTCAAGGGTTCGTTATCAAACATGTGAAACAACTGACTAAACGTGAGCGGGTCCTTGTTAGGACGCCGATCCCTAACTAACCAAAACGTAATTATATTCGTATGATCCTTCTTAGCGATGTTGTCATCCATCCAAACCTTTCCAGAAAACCCCATAGACTTAATACAAACACGCTTGCCCAGACGATGAGTAAGACCAGTACCACGAGTAAAATCAGAAACACAAACAAAGGTCCCCCCGTGAGGAACATCCATCTTGAACTCATAATCCTGAACCTTACAGGGGCCAACACAGCCCCTAGGAATCCAATCGCCTCTCTTTCGAGAGGTCCGCTTCCTTGCCTTCACAGGAACTGGAACGTACGTTGCTGCAGCAAGCGGGGCAGCATTCCCCACATACGGGACGATGTCTGTCGTGAAGTTTAGACGGCGAGCTGCCTGCGGTCTCCGAGAGTAAGGCGCATACCTCCTCGTAACTCGAAGTCGATCTGACATAATTCTTTCCCCTAAGAGATCGAATTAGCAGAACGGCTAATTCGTGCCCTAACGTACCCGGCTCGTATTTGTCACGTATATTGGACATATACTTTAACGAAAGCATACACCTAAACCCGTGAAGGGTTTCTGGTAAAGGATGAGTGAGAGGGTCCCACAATGACTGCTCCATCCTTGATGACCAAGGATTGCAATCTGAATGGATGCTTTTAACCTTATCTCCAAATTGTGGGGTCCACAATTATTCATTCTTTTTCTTTTTTCACGTGGTTGGGGCCCACATAAAAGCGGGCGCGGCCATCCGGT